ACCATCAAAGTATGCATCTTTAAATTCAACTGAGCTTGTTCCTAAATCAATATCATTATCTGTTATTGGAACAATAGCTCCATCTTCTAATCTAAATTGTTGAGTAGCTGTTCCTGATACATCAACATAAAATTCAATATGGTCATTTGTTGTATCAATTAAAATTTTATTTAAAGGTGCAGTTAATCCTGCATCTCCAATTAAACCAATTACTGGACCTTCGGCTGCAGTACCATCATGTTTGTGTCCAGTTGTATTATTAAATGCTGCTAATAGTTGATTGTATTCATTATTAAATAATGACGCTGATATTGTATCACCATCATTAATAGAACTTTGTCTAATATATCCTGCCATATTATCTTCTTCCTCCTGCTATAAATGAAACAAACATTCCGTTAACTGAGTAAGGTGCATTTGTATCATTACTAAAAAATTTAAAGTTATTAGAAAAACCACTTCCTGTTACTAATACTCTTTTACTTGGTAAAGATGTTGCTCCAAAAATTACTGTTCCAAAAGTAGCTGAACCAAATAAAGCTGCTGAACTTAAATTACCAACATTAAAATTTCCTGGTTGTGGTACTTCAGAGTTTTCAAAATCGTATCTAATTCTTAATTTTAAATCGTTTTGTAATCCTTCAGGTTCAATATTTGCTTTAATAGCATATAAACTTTTTCTTAAACCATTATCACCATAATCCATATCAGGTGTTTGAAACTCTGCTTCTACATTTGAACCATTAAAACTATTACCAGTATCATGTTCAAATACAAAACCTGATTCATCAGCATGAAATATTTTTTCTGTTCCTGAACTATTTAAATCTGATGTACAAAATTTAACAGGTAAACCTTTTGTTTCACTCCATTCAAAAGCAGGAATACCTTCTGCACTATATTTAAATGTTCCTATCAATCCTTTTTGTCCACTATCTGCTTGACCTGATTGATAATAAAATAATCTGTATTGACTTCTTTCTCTAATAACAATACTTGATAAAGTAAAACTACCAATGTTATTTAATAAATTATTTATAACTGGTAGAATTTTTCTACTAATAGAACCTAATTCTACGTCATCAATTCTAGCTGTACCAGCAACTGTTCTTAATCCATCAGGTGCTAAAAAAATTAAATCTCCACCTATCTCTTGAATTGAGTTGCCATTTACACAACCTATATTTTTAGTTACTGATTTAATTATAGGAGTAGAATCAAGGTTTGTCAACTCATATATACTATTTTTACAAAATATAATAAGTGAATTTCTAAACACTTTTATCCCAGTAACTACATCACCTACATCTATCGAACCAGCAGAAGAACCTTCAAAATCCCAAGGTTTTAATCTAGTACTATAATATACTACACTTGGTGCTGTTGAATCTCCTGAAACTATTAATCTTTCTGCAAATTTTTCTATAAATTTACATTTAGATGGAGCTGCTCTATCTAATTCTAAAAAATGATAACCACTAGAATCTATTTGAAATTCAGCAATTTTATTTGTACCATCAACAAAATATATAGAACCTGAAGTACCTTCTGATTCAAAATTTACAAACTGTACATTTGATTGATTAGTTCTAACTATTGTTGTAGCAGCAGCTAAAGAACCTGAAGCTATTCCACTTTTACTTAATGTTAAACCACTTCCTGTTGTTTTTGCATTTATATCAATAGTTAAAGATGTATCATTTTGTATAGATAATATATGATAATAATTACTATCAATTTTAATTACATCATTAGCTGAAAGATTTGTACTAAAGGTTGTACTATTTCCTGTAACAGTTGCAGAACCTGATGTTATACTTACTGTTCCTGAAATATTAGTAAATGTATTTTTATTTATTTGAACATAAGATGTACCAGTACTGCTCCAATATAAATCATTATCTTGTGCAACTAAGACTCCATCATTATAATTTTTTATTCCATGAATTACATCTGTTGCTGTTCCTGATGGAACTACTGCACTACCACCACCAAATTTTGTATAACCACTTATTCTTCTATAACCACCTGTAGTAGATGATTCAAAGTTTTGTAATTTAGTTGCTGCACCTGGAGTTCTAAATAAGGCATGAGAACTAGATACTAAATCTAATCCACCTTGTACTGTAATGGAAGCTCCTTGTGTTGGCATAATTTATTCCTTAATATAAAAAAGCAAAACGAACATCTGACATATATTCAGGTTGAGGTGAATTTAATTGGTCAGCCATTTGTTGTAAACCTTTTTTATATTCGTCTAATGCTAATTGTGATTGTGCAATGTTATCTTTAAATTGATAAATATAATATCTAGCTCTTGCTAGTAAAACTGTTTTGTATTGTTCAGGAAATAAAACTGTATCTGTATCAGCCGATAAAGCTGTAGGTCTATTATAAGCAAAGAAATAAATTCTATAAACTTTATCAGGTATTGGAGATAGTCCAAATCTTCTACCATCTGAACTTCTTAAAACTCTTACTGGAGTTCCATATGTTTGGGTATTTGCTTTATTTGCTTCTTCTGCTTGAGCATAATTTTGTCTCCATGCAGCTAAAGTTGAGAATGCTAATTTATTAATTGTATGTGGAGATGATTCTCCTGTAACACCTTCTGTTGTTAAAGTAAAAGCATCCCAGTTTACTGAATCAAAATCTGCATCTACATTAGCAGAACCTGGTTTCATTAAATACCATCTTGTTCCAGCTACAGTTTCTACAAAGTGATTACCATAATATTCATTTTGTGGTGCTGCAGTATGTAACCAAGACCATTCATCAACAGCATCTACTATATCAAAGTATGCTCTGTTAACAGCATTTGATACAAATTTTTGAATACCTAATGCACCTGATATAGTTGTAACTTCAGGTTCATTTAATTCAACCAGTAATTCATTAACCATTGATAGATAAGTTTTAGCCATTTAACAATTCCATGCTCTTAAAGATTTATTAATTCTTGAATTAGGGTCTCTTGCAGTTTTCTTAGATGTAAGTTTCTTTTTCATTCCCTTCATCCTCGCACAAAAACTCTTTCTTCTCTTATTACCTTTGACTTTACTAGGTGCTTTAAGATTTCTTTTCTTACCTGTTTTTGTTCTACCCTTATTATATGATGCTCTACCTTTAGCATTTAAACCACCCTTTGGATTCTTTCCTTCTTTACGAGTCCATGCAGGTGAAGACATTATACCCATAGTAAATTATTTCTTTTTTTTATTTTTTTTAATAACTATAGTCATAGAACCACCATGACCATATTTTTTTCTTTTAACTTTTCCACCATGTTTCATCATGGGTTTTTTCTTCATTCCATATCCAGGCATATTATTTCCTTTTTTTTAGATTATTATAGCGATAATAATAATAACACCTACAGCAACCACTTCCCATTTGTGATTATCTACATAGTGTTGAATTTTATTTTTCACTTTTTCTTTTATAAGTTTTAATTTTTCCATAATTTCCTCCGATTTTAAAGTGAAGGGGTATATTTCAACCCCTCCACAAATAGTTTAGTATATATTAATACTATAACTCTATTAGTCGATTACGTAAATAATCTTACCAACAGCGTCAGTTCTTAATACTTTTCTTCCCCAAACCATTAGTCCTCTCACGATATCAGCGAAAGTACCTGTGTCTCTAACTGATTCCACTTTGTTCATTGCAGATGCAGCAGATGTTGCTGAAATGTGTCCGAATAAAGCTTCAGGTGCAGTTGCTGAACCAGCAGGTGATGCTCCTGATAAATCGTTAGTTGGTACGTTAGTTGATTTGTACATAGAGAAACCTCTAAGTTGTCCTGATGCAACCAAACCATTTCTAATTGAACCTTGACCTGCGTTGAAGTCAACAGTTAACAATTTAGAAGCTGTGTTTGATAATACATTGTAGAACTCAGGATGAGCTACGAACCATCTGCCTTCTTCAGGTACAGAGTTAACGTCTAATTCTTTAGCTGCTAGAGCCATTTGATTTAGAGGGTCAACTTCGCCTGATGCAAAGCCTATGTCAATAGGTGTTCCTGTTGTTCCCATTCCAGTTGTTACTCCAGCACCTGCACTAATTGCTGCTAGGATGTTTGAATCCATTGCATCTCTTAGTTTGTATGCAGCGTTGTCTGAAGCAATAGCTTGGAAATTAACATGCGAGAATCTTCTTTCTAAATCGTCTAATTTGAAAGAAAATGATTTCGCTTGGTCAATTGTAAGAACAAGCTCTTGGTCTGTTAGGTTTGTTGAGTTAACTGCTAGACCTCTTGTATAGTCATTAACAGTTATTTGAGGCTCTTTGATAATATTTACTGTATCTCCGAAGTTTGCAATCTCACCCATGTAGTCGGTGTTACAAACTGCTTCTGCTACAGCAGCTTTTCTAAGAGCTATTTGTACTTTTTTGGAGTAGATTTCAGGAATAAAGAAACCATTCGTTTGACCTGATACACCCGTTCCAAAGTTGTACGTTGAACCACCAGCAAATTTTGCCATGATTTACTCCTTTGTTTTTAGTTGTTAATAAAAAATAGAAAAGTTAATTACTTAACTCTTCCTTCACGTTGAGCTTTAACAATATCTTTTTCATATTGTATGAACTCTTCGTCTGACATATTTTGAATATCAGCACGATTGAAGATAACTTCCTTTGATTCAGGAGTTTGAACTTGTTCATTAGTTTTAACTAATAAGTCAGCTCCATCATTACTAGGAGATTTCTTCTCGGTTTTTTTATTTACACCAAGTCCTCGGTCCTTCTTATATAGGTCAATTGCTCTTGCAGCAAGTGTGCCATCAGAATTATTTTCATATATCCATCCTCTAATTTCCAATGGTTGGGTATTAGCCCATTCGTGAAAATCATCAGATTCTTTGATTTGCTCAAAGTCAGGATGATATTTTGAAAGTTGTAATTGAGCTTCTCTTTGTTGTAACGTAGAGTTAGCTTTCTTTAAACCTTCTAATTCATCTTGCATACTTTTTATCTCGCTTTGAGATTGCAAGTGAGATACTGTTTCTACAACTCCATATATGTCAGGGTAGTCTTTCTTAAAAGAGTCTAACTCTTCTTTAGATTTTGGTGGAGTATATTTAGGTCGGTTATCCCTTAATTGTACTTTAAGGTCTGCCTCGCTTTTTTTCCACTCATTAAGACTTCTGTCATAATATCGTTTTAGGTCATCATATCTCTTTTTATAATCGACCTTCTTATAAGGATTAGCTTCTACATTTAATGCAGAATCTTGAACCTTATCCGTAGTGGCTGAAGTATTTTCGGTAGAATCATTAGGGTTGCTATTTTTAGCAGTAGCTTCTGATTCATCTCTTTTACTTACAGGGTCAGGCACAAACAACCCACTATCAGCATGTTTAAGTTCTGTAGGCATTACTGTTTCAGTATGCCAAGACTTTCTCATGTTGTATGGATTTGCTTGGGCTTCTTGTTGTCCTTCTTCGTTCTTCTTTTTCATGTGTCCTCCTTTAGGGCTTCTTAACTTTACGAAGGTAGCTAAGTTGGATTTATTATTTGAAACGAAGCTACAAGGGCTTCTATTTCTAGAAGGTAGCTTGTCTATCTAGAGAGTTCCTTATCTCTCCAAATTCTGTTATACTGTTTCTTGTTGTTCTTCTTGTATTTGAACACCAGCATCATAAGACTCTTCTGCGTCTTTCATCATCTTTCTTAATTTATCAACACCAAGATGTTTTACTGCTTTTGCTGTAAATACAAACTCACCATCTGATAATAATGCTGGGATAGAGTCTGAAGTTCCTGTACCTGGTCCTTCTACTTCTCCATCATCAGTAAATTCTGTTGCGACTAATTTAGGAATGATAGCTTCTAATTCAGGGTGCATTTCAACTGCTTCATCTAATACAGTTTCTTCTTCCTCTGATAAAGCAGATGTATCTATGATAGCATCCATTCCTTCTAAATCTTCATCTGTAATCTCTTCATTGTCCATGTCTTCATCCATACCAACTGGTTTTTCTAATATAGACTCTTCCATATTCATTGGCATTTCTTCGACCATGTCGCCTTCTGCATAAGCTTGATAGTCAGGTCTTTGGTCATACTTACCTTTTTCAATTCCTATCATACCACCTATAGCAGCTTTAACTGGACTTAATTTATTTTTTAATTGTTCTATTTGATTTTCAA